ATGTATTACATTGCTTGCGGACCATCTTCTGACCGCCCTGGGAGAGAAGGGCATATGATCCCTTCACAGTCCGAATACGACAATTTCTATATTGCTTATGGAGAAGCACTGGGGGCTTGGGCCAATGTTGAGCATAGCCTTTCATCTGTTTTCGAATTTCATATTAGTTCTAATGAGTTGCTGGTAAGTCATGCTGTATTTTGGAGTCTGCAGGGCTTTAGGGCTAGGCTCGATGTTACTACCGCTGCAGTTGAGTCTTCTGGAAGATCCCCGGACGCCATCGAAGAATGGCGAAAGATATCAACAAAGCTCTCAAGAAAATCAAAATCTAGAAATAAGCTTGCCCATTTCTCTCCCTGTTTTGGGAGAGAAAAGCCAGGTAGAGATTATCGAATGTTTCTCGGAGATCCTAAATCTCCATTTTCAGGATCGATAATAAGGCAAGAGGAGCTAAAAGAATGGACAAGCGCGTTTATCAACCTAAGCCACGAAACTTCGAGGTTTTTCCATAATGCTATTAAGGATGGTTCAGATTAACACGACTATTCCTAATGATGCTTGTGAAGCATTCTTACGTTTTGATGATTTTTTTAATTGTATTTTTATCATCTATAAAAAGCTTTCGCACCTCCACGAAGCTCAAAGTAATAATCATCTCCTTCTGTAATTTCATGTTTAAACCGACGCTCCAATGCAGTTTCGGAACCATTGAAAGTTCTGACTATTTCTGGCTGACCATTAGATAGTATGTTGACAAAATCTGCACTGCCTCCGTGCAGTTCTACTCTGAAATTAACACGACGGCCGTTTGCTGGTAAAACCTCAAGGTTTTGTAGCTCTTTCATTTTTATCTCCACTTTAAATTGAATTTAATGATTGTTTAAACAGTCTTTGAGTTGGTTAAATCCCTGTCTTTACCCCAACTTCCAATCGTAACTCCGCGTTTGGATGCCCAGGCCCTAATAGCTATTTTGATTTCTGTTGTTAATGTTCCGTGACCAATATAAATGGCCACTCCGGATTTGCCTTCTGATTGGGCAAAGAACTTAAAACTTTGCCCTGCATGGGTAATCCGAAGAATGCGGCCAGTTACGTATTCTTCGACTACGACACCCTGGTGTGTTGTAGTTGAATAGGTCATGTTGAATCTCTTTTTTTGTCTAAACTAAATTACTTTGAGAATCTCGCCACGCACCATTTATATACCAAATAGGCATTACTAGCGTCTCATCCACGTACATCTGATTAGGGGTGGGGTTGGCAGGACGCTCCGCCGTGGAGCCACTGAGCACCGCCTGCGCGGGATACCAGCCGGAGGCCCCGCTGCCGGAAAATTTCATCCACAGTTGATCAGAGTTTTTGTCTGCACTACCTTGCCGATTAAGAAAAATACTACCAACTGGTGCACTAACACTACCCTCTGGAGAGCCAACACCACCAATGAACTCAGGCTGATATTCAGAGCTTGAGCCTAATTTGATACGCTCAAATCGGGCGGGAATTTGGCTTTCACTGTAGTATGTTGATAGCCACTTTCGCTCCACAACAGGGTCAATGGCCATGTTCCAACCGTCTTTGATGCCCGTAATCGAGATAAAACCATCTACTGCCGCATCGACTTCCAGTTGGTTTTCATTCGTGAACATGCTATCCACTTCAATAACATGGTTACGACCACCTTCTATTTTAATGCCGCCGCCGTGAGCGTTCGTGGTGCATATTTGCGCCTTCACACCGGTTGGGTAGTTGCCGTTACCGTCACCACGGATTGCCATCCCAAAACCGCCTGACTCAGCGGCATTTGTCCGAAAACTATTAAATCGGACATTTGTGATGTTACCAACGATAGCCAATAAATCTTTGCCGGTACCCACGGGGTCTTCCTGACCATGCAGCATGAATCCATGGAAATAGACTCTGCGCATATCCTTGTTCGTTGCCAGGTTCTCCATTAACAACCCAGTTCCAAATGGCCAAACGACTTTTAATCCATAGAAATCAAGTTGATTGGTTGCATCGCCGGCACCTGCCGAACCGATGTACATTGCGGGGTTTGTCCGGTCACCACACATTCGGATTTGCAAATCATAGAATTCAGATTCACGAATATAGCCAACTGTCCTGTCTTCTAAAAAGCCACATGCAAAGCCACCTAATGAGCAGTGCTGCACCCAAAAACTGTTTGTGTGAATGTTATCGTTTCTGTCGAAAAACCTAACGCCACCCTGTGCAGAGCTTTGGCTTCTGTCGCCGACAATTGAAAAGTCTTTGAACGTAACACCGCTAACTTCGTCATTGTATGTGATGGTGTCATCATCGCGTGTCCAATCTGATACAACGAAGCCGGTTTCTTTGAAATCGACTGCCCATCCAGTCATCGTCGCTGCCAACTTGATCACAGATTTTGTTGGCCCGCCACCTTTTACCGTCAGCGCTTTGGTGAACTTACCGATAGGCGCAGTAATGACATATTCTTTTTCTTCGAGATTAATTCCCCGTAAATTGGCCGAGCCCCATGCCCACAACGCCTGCATGGCCTGTGTTGTTGTTTTATCATCTTCATCACCAAATTGAGCCGGTGAGGGTGAATAGATAAAGTTCGTTTCCAGGTACAGACCCGCTGAGCCGACATGCAAAACGCTCCCGCCGTTATCAACAGGTCTTGCCCCGGCATTTCCTGCATCTTTTAGTCGGTAGTTAGCCTGTCGCGTTTCGATATACACCAAGTCTCCGACTTCAACATACCCGCCAGTAATTTTTGTTTGCGCATCCGCTCTATTGGTTGCGGTAGCCCCAGGTTTAGAGGTTTGCAACTGCCTGGCTTTACTCAAGGCATCGAACATCGTCGCATCAGTAAAACCCTGCATTTTTGCGGCAGGAACATTGCTATCACTGCCGACTGTAATTGTTTGTTGTACTGCCGCCATATTATTTCTCCACTACTAGGATGTTTTCATCATCAGTTATAATTACGCGCTCATCATCGGTAATAATTAACGGGAATAATCGTAAGTTCGGTTTGTCTCCCCAGTCTGGCACCAGGTCAGGGACTATGCTTGGAACTAAATCTTTAACTATCATTTCGCCACCTTTGGTGATTAACGTTATCCACGATTAAACCCGCATCCACAGGCCATACGCCCCTGCAGCCAACGAATTACTGGAAACGTTTCGCCAGTTGCCTGATTTCGACGGATTGAGATTGGCACCCGAGGTGGTGCCATTGTTGGCTACCGATGAAGTACCGTTATTCTGTGCAAATACCAGATTGTCCGAATGGTGTAATTGGCTCCATCCATTTGGGGTGTCATTATCAATTGTCTGTACGTGAACCTCATTTACCGGCCCTTGTCTGGCGGCAAAGTGAACTGAATTATTGACTTCACCATTTGCCCCCCAAGTGTGAATGAAATAGTCCCCTGAATCTGGTAGGTTTGTGGAAGCATCCACAGCAAATGAATAGCCGATGGAATCTAAGGAGTTCACATCTATGGTAAGGTCTGGTAAATCACTCCCGCCCAAGTTAAACACTGGTCGCCAGTCTGTACCATTCCAATAAATGACATAGCCTAACGTGTGATCAATAAATATCTGGTCGAGTGTTGGCTCTACAGGACGTTCTGCTGTGGTGCCACCTACGCAAAGCTGAACAGGGAAATAACCAGATTTACCATCACCGGACACCTTCGAGTACATCGAGTCACAGTTTTTATCTGGCGTACCGGTACGGTTTAAGACAATGGAACCTGCGGGCGAGGCCAGTTTAGCGTGTGGGTGTCCTCGAAAAGCATGGATTTCAGGCTGTACTGCCGATTCTAAGCCTACGGCAATCACGTCGAATCGAGCCGGTAGACCAGGTTCGCTGAGGTAACTACTTACCCATTTACCAATTGCAATTTCATCACCAACGATTTCCCAGTCTTCTTTAATTGCGCCCAGCATTTCTATCGGACCATCAACATCCGCGCCGATACTGAGTTCTGAGCCGTCAACAAACAATCCTTTCACGTTGAAACGGTGATTCCGACCACCCAATACCTGAATACCGCCGCCATAACCGGTTGTAATGTCGATATCAGCAGTGATGGCGGTAGGGTATAGGCCGTTATGTCCTTCAAGACTGATTGAATACGAGTTAATTTCTGTTGCGTTAATACGTAATCCGTAAAACGAAACTAAGTTTACGTCACCTTTGATCGTAATTTGATTTCGACCTTCCAGAATACTTCCTTCCTGGCCGTGAACCATGCAGCCAAAGAAATAAACGCGGCGCAGTGGGATGTTAGTATTGTCGTTCATGATCACCAGGCCTTCACCGTGTGACCAAACCACTTTCAATCCGTAAAAGTTAACCTGATTGGTTGCATCCCCAGTACCGTCTGACGATAAGATCATTGCAGGGTTGTTTCTATCACCGCACATACGAACCTGCAGATCATAGAATTCGGATTCTCGTATATAGGCTGATGCCCGAATATCTCGAACCCCTATGATTAACCCGCCAGCTGAAAAATGATGAATCCAGACCGAATTAAAATTAACGTTGTCGTTTCTGTCTAAAAACAGAATTCCTCCCTGAGAAGATCCATTACCTCTATTGCCTGACAGCGCGAATTCAGAAAAATTAACCCCACTCACTTCGCCGTTAAAATCATACGTTGTCTGGTCCTTGTTCCACCCAGAAACAACGAAGCCGGTTTCTCTAATTCTTATTGTCCACCCAGTAAAAGTAGGAAGTGCCTTGAATAAAGACTGTGTTTTACCGGCACCATAAATACTCACGGGCTTATCAATCAAACCTAACTCAGCGTCATACAGGTACTCGCCCTTCGGCACATGCCCTACACCGGTTTTAACGCTGTACGCTAACCAATTTTGCAATGCAACAGTATCTAAGTTGGCACCATCGCCGTATGCACCAAATTGGTGGGGTGTAGGATCTGTTGGGAACAGCCCTAACAAATAAAACTCGGTACTGCCCACATGAATGATTTCACCGCCATCATGCGCGGGCCGTGCCCCTGAACTAGTTGACTTTTTAACCTGATAGCTATTTCCACCCTTTGGCGCTTCAGTTTGAGCCGCCCATCCGTCACGGTATGCGGTGGTGGAAAACTCGTCACCATCTGAAAGATCGCCATTGTTAACCATTGAAATAGCTTCAGAGACAGATGCCACTTTCCTGGTGGGCGGGGTAACATTTGTTTGCGCCAATAATAAATCTAGTGTTGTTTTGGCCTTTTCGTACACATCCATTAATGCAATAACATTCGATATCGGCGCGATAGTGCATTCCACATTAACTGCATCGGGATAAGGCCATGGAAATGTAAGCGAAAATTGAGAGTTCTCGATATCCACAGCATCAAGAAACACGGCCTGTTGTGTACCAATTTGTACTAAGGAGCCTTTTAGTGCGCCTAGGACTGAATCTGCATTGTTTATTTGGACGACCGGGCTTCCATGAGATGCTGTGACATCTGAGAGTTTGTAGGTGCTCATGACAAGCTCCCGTCTGTTTTAAATACTGAAAGGTTGACGATGCCGCCATCGGCTTGGCCAGTGATGGTTGTCGGGCCTGCGGTGGCCGCGGTGCTGGATATTCTGAACTGAATGCTGGTATCGGTAGTTTTACCCGGCACGATAACCAGGAACGCTGGCATACTAAAGGAGACAGACATATCAGCTCCTGCCGGTGCTGATGCAGATTGACTCGCGCTATCAACAACCACGCCATCGACCAATACATCAATCACAAATGTGGCGGTGTCAAGGTTGTTAGGTGATGTCCAAGTAAGTCTAAGCGGCTCAGATTTTAGGATACGGTCAAACGTTCCACCGACAATTTGCCCAGTAGCAGTGATCGTTAAAAAGACCTGGTGTGTGGTCGATACGGCATTAGTGGGTTGCGTTACCGTCTTATTGATTGAGCCATACAAACCACCAATGATATTGGCGGCATAGAACGTGCCGTAATTCTTGATAGTATCGTTCACGGCGTCATATTCGACTAACGGGTCACCATTACTATCGACAATTTTAAGTCCAGGGCCAGCCAATGTGGCTGCGCCTTTCCTGAACCATTCACCGTCAGGCGTTCTCCATTCATCCGCATTTGCCTTTGTGAGCAAGGCTAAATCCGGTTCACCCAAATCCAAAATTGGAGTGCCACGCCAGTAGCTTAATCCATCCGGACCGAATGGGTTTTCTGAGTCATCAACAATCATTTCATTGGTACCAATCGACACTCTAGCGCCATACCAGATGTGTCGACTCAAAGTTGCGCTGTATTGATAACCCACGCTGCCGTCTTTACCCGCAAACACCAAGTTATCCATAAACAGTCGAACAGAACTGACATTGTTGGTGCCGTTTTTGATTTCGATACCTGTGAAGCTGTTATAGGTCTCGATACCGAATTGGTATAGGCCTTCCAAGTTGCCGGTGCGGGTCTCCAGTAGCTCAAAGTACTCATACACTGACACATAGCTGCCACTCGGTTGTTCGATGCGCTTTTCATCGAATGCTCGAACAAATGCAGCACCTTCGACCCACTGGCCGTTACCATCCTCATAACCAAAGCCTGCATTTAAAAAGTTGGTAAGTGTTATTTCTGAATCAAAGTTTGATTGCGCATGTTGCAGGGACTGAATATCCTGTTTTACCAAGCCCAAATCATCATTCAATTCAATTACAGCCTGACCAAGCAGTATGTTGTCACCACTCGTTTGACTGTATTGGTTGCTCGCTTGCTGAAGGTCGGCGGCAATCCCCGAAAACGTGTCTTTAATTGAAAATGTGGACTCGGGCAGGATCATGTCACCAATAAATTCGGGGGTGATTTCCTGCTGAGCAATACCGATCAAGTCAGAAATAACTACCTGCAACCAGTTTGGAGCAGGTACCCCGCGATCAACAATCCGGTACCAAACATACAGCGTACCGTCGTGTGGTGTGTTGGTTACGGTTAAAACATCCGATTTACCCCCGTTTAAAGCATCGTTAAACGTGTCTTCAAACAGGAATTTCCATTCATACGTTGCCTGGCTGTGGGGCAGAGTAGGGCCGGTTATGATCACGCGCCCTGGTAAAAGGTCGACCGTTGGCGATGCTACCGGTGTATTGGGCTGGCCAACGTTAAATTGCGCTTGTGTGGCCACGCTGGTTTTAAAGCGGTTTTTGGCAGCCACTGCAGCGAAATAGGTACCCACTGGCAAGTTGCTAAGGTCTTGCTCCATCGCAATGGGTGCAAAGCTCTGCGTGAGTTCTGGGGTGCCCTGGGCGTTGGTTATTAACACAACATAGTTAATTACGCTGCTCGGGGTAGGATGATCCCAGGTTAATTTTCCCTGGCGGTAGTCGTCGTTTGGCGTTGCTGTAAACGCAATGGTATTGGGCGCAGCAATCGCAGTGGCATCGGGCAGGGTGGTGTTGGGGGTTAAGTCGCCTTCAGCGGGTTCAAAATTGTCGGGGTAAATAGTCGCTGCATCTTCAATCAGTGACAGGTTGGTCACGTTCTTGGATGCGTCGTACTTGGCTTCTTCTACCGTAAATTCCTTGTTTAAGCCTGAGCCTGCAGACACAAAGCGAATGTTTGCGCCTGTCACTATGTCGAGGCGCAGACCAGGTAAAGGGTACGACGTAATGAAACCGGCGCGGCTTCGTTCAAGTTTAAGCTTGGCTAAGCGCTGGGCCTGATGATCCTTTGTCACCATATTCAGGCGAATAGTGGTAGCCAACATACTACCGTCTTTGTCGATGTATGCCTGGCTAAATACCGTAGGTGCCGCTGTTACCTGCCACTTTTTGGTGGGGGCCACATACTCAGCTCGCACAGTATTGGTTATTTCCCGCAGCGGACGGTGAGGGCGGTGTAACGGGCGGGCATTGGTTTCTGATATGTCTACCGTTACCGTAGCCGGGCCTGCATACATAGCCGGTTTAATGAAAATCTTGCCGCCCACGCGGTATGGCTTCGCGCCCATGGTGGCCATAATGTTGTTCAGGCCCTCACCGGGGCGAATACCGTTATTCAGCGCTCCGTTACAACCGAAACGTTGGCCTGTCGCTGCGTTGCCGTCAGCATCGGTATAGCTTGCCTGCTCGGCGCAGTAGTTGGCTGTGAGTGCTACAAAGTCCCAGGGGATACGGCGAAGTGGTAGGGAGCCGTTCTCACCATAGTGGCGCAGGTAGTCGTAGGCGCACAATGCTGGGTTGTCGCTCCATTCCCATGTAGTGCTGTCTTCTGGCCGGTGTGCACCGCTACCGCCGGCGGTGGTGTCTTTTCTGGGGTCGTAAACTTTGCGGCCACGCACAATGAATTTGCACTCATTTACGCCACGTGGGAATAGTTCTTCGTCGCGGCGAATTTTCAATACCACATAGGTTTGCTCGTAACCAATGTGATCATTTGTCCACCCGTTTATATAGGTATTGGCCGTGCTGTCTGCAGTGGTTTGATTGCCCAGGTACACGGTCATTGTTACCGCGTCGCCCAGCTCGGCGACTGTTTTGCCTTCAATCTCGTAAATCGATACTGATTCACAAGGGTGCCCGGCAAGGTGCACTACCATAATGTCGTGTTCTTTTTTGCCAATGGTGGGAGCGGCCACACCCACAATTTGACCACCCACAACCGATTCACCATAAATGATTTTGCGGGGCTGGTTAGCGTTAGTAGTTAATGCCTGGTCGGCGACTGGGTCGGTGCCGTAGTCGCCTAAATCGGGTGTTAATGCGTCGGTGAGTATTTTGGTACCCAGCGCCGCGCCTACACCTATGGCAACGGCCGTAACGGCTGTCGACACAAATGCTGCAGCGCCAACCCCAGCTGCTACTCCAACCGCTACTGGTGGCATGGTACCTCCCAGCAACCTAGGCAGCTGCTCATTGGTAACGTCATTAAGCCGTGCTCAGCGGCGGCCCAAATCTTGCCCGACCACACAATGCCCAGGGCATCACCTAATGGAGTTTTAACCAGGGCTATGTCGCCTCTGCCAGCGCACAAGCGGCTGCACATTGGGCCAAACTTGGCTTCAATGGTTAGGCGCAAGTCACCCGCGCCGTATTTCTTCAGGGCGTGTTTCGACCCTCGCAGGCTTGAATAGTGGCCCCTGAATTCGGCTGCAAAGTCCTGGCCGGTCATTGCTTCCACTGCATTGGCGGTGAACAGGCAACAATCGAACGTGCCCCATTCAAACGGGGTGTTTAAATGCTGTTCAATGTAGGTGTTAAGGCGATTTGCCCAGTCTGGCTTTCTCATTTTAAGCGCCTCACTGGATCACCACCCATACCACCTCGGCCACTGCCACTGTAGTTGGTTTTAACCGGTAGGGTGTTCGCTGGAGAGCCAGCAACAATTTCTGCCAAATCGAAGAAGCGATCACCTGGGAACAAATGCTGTTGGTCGGCGTCGGTGGTTTTGGCGGCTTCAGCGGGCGTTGCCCAGCGTTCTATCCAGTCGCCCACAACCAAACTAATAACTGACGGGATTTGTTTTTCCAGGCTGCCTTCCTGTACTTTCACATCAACTATTTCACCGTCGATGACATAATCAACGCCTTCCAGCACGCGTCGGTATTCATCCAGTGCAACCAGGTGAACAAAGCACTCGTAGCCGTTGAGGCTTTCGTTCATTACTTCAGCCAGTAAAGCCGGGTCGAGCACTTTTAAACTCAGCGTTACACGGTTGTTCGAGGTGTCCGCGTTTTCGGTAAACTGGCCAATTCCTGCAAACTCGCCCATGCCTAAATAGGTCTGGCCGTTGTATACGCGTTCGCCGTGCCCACTGTGCACTCGCACCCAGCCACTTGACGTATTTATTTCGGCAAAGGCCAACAGGCGCGATGGGCTGGCTTTGGCGGCGGCAACCATAGTAGGTGTGATCACACGTTCTATCATGCGAATGCCTCCACAAAATCAAGCGTAATGTTTTTGTATAGGCGGCGATTGCCACTGAGCTGCTTAATTTGTGACGGGTCTGTCCACCTGCCACTGCAGCGCAGGGCATTAAGTGAAGAGGTTACAGGCATACCGTCCGTGGTAGCCTGGCGTAACTCATTGGTAAAATACAAACGCGCGTTGCCCGACACGTCTGCAGAAGCAGGAGCAGCAATCTCCATTAACTGGGTACCAATCGTGCAGCGGTCCAGCGCATCGGCAACAACCTGATTTGGGGTAAAGCCGCGAACGTCTGCATACAGACCATACTGGCCTGCTCCGTCAATAACCGGCGAGCCGCCCCAAGTACCGCCCTGGGCTTTAAACAGCGGATCAAACAAACGCGATTTATTAACCGAGCCTCGAAGGTGCTTTAAATGCAGTTTAAGCAGCTTGGCTTCTTCCAGTGTTAGCACTTTAAAGTAGTACTGAATGACCCAGCGTTCGCCTGAGTTCTCGGTAATATGCTCATGCCCCGATACCTTGCTTATTTCCATTTCTGTATCAGGTACCACTTCAAACAGGCAGCGGCTAATGGGAATGCTGGGAAAGTCGTATGTTAATACCGTCATGCTGCTAACCCATTTAAACGCTGGCTCAATGGGCCACCATTGGCAAAGTCTGATTCCAACTCAGCGTGATACTGCCGTAGGGCGGCTTCTACCTCTGCTTGAATACGCAGCTCCATGCCTGGCACTGCATTGCGGGCATCAATGGTAATGTTGGGGCTGTAGTTGATTTGGCGGCCACGCTCCTGGCTTAACCGGCCACTTTCATTTGCTGCTACCAGACCTTCGAAGCTACGGCGTTGCTGAGGGTTTAATACCATTTCGTCGTTACGCAACCACCAGGTACCTTCGCGAACGTTACGATCTAAACCGCCGTGCGCCTGACCTTGCAGGGTAACTCCTTTGATGTTTGCGAGTAGTTGACCACCGGTAGCTGCAGCTTGAGCCATCAATGGAATATTTAGTGGCCACGGTTTAGAAAACGCATCCATTAAAGCAGTAGTAAAATTTAACGTTCCTTGAGCAATGGCAAAGCCTTTTGAAACGGCAAACATTGCTTTGTAAGCTTTCGATTGTTCCCCCGCAAAAGCTTTTGTTATGCCAGCAAGTCCATCGAAGATCTGTTGTCCTGAGGATAGCAGCACATTTGCTTTAGCCACTTCAAGGGCGCGTATATCGTTAATGTGCTTTTGCCGAGCAGCGTAAATAAGGTCCAAGCCTTGCTGTTCGGTTATTTTTTTCTGCTCCATCGCTTCTGCAATAATGGCCATTTCGTTTTGGGCATTAATGCGTAGCGCTTCTTCTTGCGTTGCATAACGTAATTTTAGCTTTTCGTAATAGGCGTTTTGTTCGTCGTCTGTATACGTTTTGTCGGTAGGTTTGAAAGGTACAACATTGTCGTTAACTTCAGGATCATTGGCGGCAGGTTTTTGTAAACGAACTGCTGCTAGCGCTTTCGCTGCGGCGAGCTGGCGATTCATTGAATCGATAGAGGCGTCACGTTCGTCGAAGATATCGAGTAATGCGGCATCACGGGCGCGTTTTGAAGCTTCTATTTTTCTGTCGGCAGTACCTTCATAGCCCGCCGTTAGCTGGTCGTAATACGTGTCGATTTGCGCCAGCTCACTGTCTAAGTTAAATGTGTCGCCATCGAAGGGGTTGAGCACATCTAACATTTCTGAAGCGTAAGCTCGAGCCTTTTTCAGTAATCTGAATAATTCAGCTGTTAGTGTTTTGGCGTACTGTGAAATGTATGCATCACGAATGGTGGCTAAATTTGCAAGCTCTACCGTAAGAGCTTGCACCATTGCTTTCACGTTTTGAGGGAAGTACCGGAATGCCTCGCCTAAAAATCCTAACGTTTCTTCGGTAATAGCTTTTGCTGCGAGTACTTGCAAAGGGAATTGGTTAACTGCACTTGCTGCGATGTCGATGGATTCGAACACAGAGTCAGACCAACCTGACCAGGCACCAGCGTATGCTGACAAGTAAGCAACTAATTCGCCACTTGCTACCATTTTGGTCACTTCGCCTACCGCATCGCCCACACCCAAAATGAGTTCAGTTAGCCCACCAAAGTCTCCGGAAGCATTATTTACTTCCGCAACGAGTGTTTTAAAGTTGTTGCTAACAACCGTCATTGCTTGGCTGGCTGTGGGAGCCATCTTGCCAAATTCATCGTCTATTGCTTTCGATTGCTTAATGAGTGCAGATATTAATTTTGCGCTGGTTAATTCACCATTTGCTGCCATATCTCGCAATTCACCGGTGGTTTTCCCCAGCTCGGTTGCTAATGCTTCCATTAGCCGAGGAGCCCCCTCGGCAACAGAATTGAATTCATCCCCTCGGAATGCGCCCGATGCTAATGCTTGTGCTAATTGACGGGTTGCGCCTTCGGCCTCTTGAGCTGATGCGCCACTGATCACAAAAGACTGATTAATAGCTCGTGTGACTGAAAGCAATTGTTTTTCATTTACTCCCAGCTCTTTGGTTGCTCTGGTCATTTTTGCGTACAGTTCAGTAGTAGCGCCAATGTCAGAGTACGTTAAGTTTGAAAGTTTAAGCAGCTGCGTTTGAATTGCTAAACGGTCTTTTTCTGATTTTGTAATCAGCTTCAATTGGTTGTCTAGCTGCTTCATTTCATCTGAGAAACGAACAACATCGGCAATACCCATGGTAGCAATCAGCCCCGCTATTCCTCCAGCAAGTAGGTTAACTGGTGAAAGCATAGAACGCATAGTCGCCGTGAGCTGGCCAGAAGCTGCACTCATCGCCGTTATTCTTCTGCTACTGCGTTGAGCAGAGTCTCCGGCGTGTTTAGCAGCGGGACCGAAACGACCCAGTTCGTCACGGGCACGCTTTGACTCACCAACCAAACCGCTGGCGTCACCTTTCAATTTTATGCCGGTTACTATGTCAGTCATGCTTCGCTCGTAGCATCTTTTTGGTTAATTCGTCTGCGTACACCTGTCCCAGTAGCCGCAGTTTGTTATAGTCGTCCGGAGTCGTTTTCCGGCCTGACAGAATGGCGTCGTCCCTGACTGCCTTTACATCCAAGCCCACACATACCGGGCCGTTCCATATGTACAAATCATCTGTACTGATAAACCATTCAATCGCCGCCATGTTTTCCGGCAGCACTTCAAAATGGTCATCGGGCTTAAGAAGTGCTATTTCAGCTTCAATACGGTCTTCGCTGGCTTGCATCGACCGCATCTGCTTTACCAGCTCATCTATTTCCGCTTGCGGGGTTTGCGGCCCGTTTGCCCAGAACCTGGCCGCCCCTTTAAGTTTTTTGACGTGATACCTGCTGCTGCTTCGTGGTATGCGTTTATCACGCCCATGCGCACGTAAGCTGCGCTTTTAATAAGGGCTGACTTGTTTTCGTCGGTATACGGTAGGGGGGTGCCATCTTCATTCAGAATATCTGCGCCAAAGCCGACGACGACCCGTTCGCAAAAAACTACGTCATTCCCCATCAGCTTGTCGTATTCGTCCTGAGACAGAATTTCGAAGGTCATCGAGCACTCATGTACTTCGGTTTTGCCTCCATTGATTGGTAAATCAATTGAAACAGGCCAATCAACTTTACGGTTTGTTGTGACTGTAAAAGCCATGTGTTACCTCATTTAATGAAGCCGTCCCTGGCTTACTAAATTGGCTGTTTAGCGTCCGTCAGCCTTTGCTATCGCCCTGCGGGGCACGTTGTATCAGGCAGTGGTTAAAACGCTGTCGTTACCACGAATTACCCGGAAGCTGATATCCCAGCACTGCTTACCTTTTTGCGGTGAGGGCTGGATCCCAAGTAGTTGGATGCCGGTACTGGACTGCTTAACAATTTTTCCAGCCTCGGTACCGTTTGTAATTTCAAAGGGAACAATGGCACTGGCTCGAATTAGCGCGAACGGATCGAAAGTCGATAGCGCTGGGGCCTCAATAATGAATTTGCCTTCTTCGCTCCAGTCATCAATGAAGATTTGGTTAATTTCGGTGCCTTCGTCGTGCTCAATGCTGTTGTTGTCGGCCAGTTCGTACTCGTATAAGTTGAGCGCCTGACCATCGAGCGTAAACGTGGTGTTGGCTTTACTGAATGGCAGGGGCTGCTGAAAGGCAGTGAAGTTGGCTGCAGGCGGGGTACCGGAAACGGTGTCGCCATAAATACCCTGAATTTCAACAGCAATTTTAGGGATCTCACCCACTTTACCTGATGTGGTTAAGCTGGCTTTACCGGCCAACAGAATGTGCCACATGCCTTCCCAGTAGAAGTACACCGTGCCGTCCAGTTCATTTGATGCACTTAAGATCCGTTCATGGGTTACATCGCTGGCATTTACGGTTTCGTCACGCGCTGCCAACTGAATTAACTTACTCCATGCCGCTGGGGTTGTAGCCGCGCCAGAGCCTGCCCATTCAATGGGCGCAGTAATGGTAATACGCTCACCAGTATGAATTACGGGTTGACCGCCTGGCTGGCCATCGTCCAAGTCACGGGTTTTTTGTTCGCTCTGGTATGGGTTAACACCAAGACCAGTAGTTAATATGGCAACCGGTGTTGCACCGTTGGCAATGTAATCTGTGCCCTTGGTGTCTTCCGGGCGCTTCAGCGCCATCGTAATGAACTTACGTTTTTCTTTGTAACCTGGGGTAATGCTCATGCTTTAGTCTCCAGCGCTTTGGCCTGTTTAGCCGTGGTTTCAGTTGGGCGGTCTTCAACGTGCACCACTTTTAACTGGTAATGAGCGCTTATTTGCGCTTGCTTACCGGCACTGAGTTCGCCGTCTTTAAACTTGTTTTCGCCTGGCGCAAAGTCGATTGCCGCACGGCGAATGGGGTGTTCACTGCTATTGGTTACTATGATCATCCGTTAACTCCTTGGTACCAGGTGTTCGTTGTAAATCGGTCGACCCACCAGAGGCCACCACTGGCAAAAGCCACTAAATCACCGTCGCCAAGTAAAATAGGTTCGTAGGCGGCGTTGGGCTTCCAGCCATATAAGCTATTGCGTAAATTGGTGCGGTAGCTCTCCAGGGTAGTAATGGCTTTATTACCTGTTGAGTCGTTCACACTTTTAATGCCAATCACCACACCAAAGGTGACAATCATTTCTTGTAAAGGCTGCCCTATATCAACATCGCGCCCGTTTGGTGCCGGACGTTCGCGCACAGGTACCACAAAGGCCACACTGGCCCGTTGAATGGGCTGTCCAATGGCGTCGCGTACATTTGCCGCACCATCCACATGGTCAAAAAGTGATTTAATTCGGGTTTGAATGTCGTTTAACATTTAGATAAACCCCTTTGAATCTTCCCGGCTCCACACGCTGCCACCACTCACCATTTCAATGGCTTCATCTGAGGTGGCGACCTCTTCGGTACCACTTAAACCCAAACGCACTTCACCTTTGCCTACCGACTTTAAAAAGTTAATGGCGGCGTCGTAGCGCTTTTGCACTACATCGGGTACGGCGTTGTCGTATAGGTTGAATCGGGCAATGTCGCCGCAGAGTTTGGGTAACACGCTCGGTATAACGGAAAGGGGCAGGGCATAACGCCCGCCCAAATAGCCATCAATCAATGCGCTGGCATCCGCTATGGCCGCACTAACTACCTGGGCATCTACTGAGCCGGTGTTGTCTCGGTCAGAAAGGGCAATTAGCTCGCTCTCTCCAAACCGGTCTATCAGGTCGTTAGTGGTGCAGTAGTTCACGGGTTATGCTCCCGCGTTCTCTGCGCCGGTGTCCTTACTCGCTTTGGTGCCTGCCTTGGCCGTGGTAGATTCGGTTTTCTTAGCAGGCGTTGCTTTTTCCTGCGCCGCTTTGGTGGCGGGGTGGGCCAGGTAACGGTCGAGTGGTGCAGTATCAACGCCTTCCGGGATGGCGTCGGCTGGCATTTCGCGAACAGACAGTTTCTTTTCGGCGTGAATGGCTTTGAGCTGTTCTTCACTGATTTCATCTTTTGCGAATGCGGTACCGGCGTCAGTGAATCCGAGACCGGCGCGGCGAAAGGAAGGCACGCTGGCCGTAATGACTAATGCAAGAATAGTTGCTTTGGTAACAGACATGGTTTTCTCCTTACAACTGGCTTACCTAAGCAAGCCAGTTGTCAAAGTTGTAAAGGTTGTAGGCTTTTTACTTACAGGTAGTCAGGCGAAATTACGTTGAACATGCCGCGCAGTTCGTTACTTACTGCGCCCACGCCGCCATCGTCGATTAACTCACGTTCGTTAATCTGCTTGGCTAACTTGTGCAGGCTTGAAGGCACTACCAAGGTCAGGCGGTTCTTACCCAAGCCCAAAGAGCGGCCACCGTCTGCCTTAAAGCTGCGCATCAGGTTAATGGCGTCCCAAATAGTTTGGTAAGACAGGGTTTTCTTCACGCCCACGGCCATTTGCCAGAAGCCAAAGCCCACGTTGCAGCGGCAATCTACGCCGTAGCGGAATTTTTTGTTCATAAATACCGCTTCATCATTCGGGTTATCCATGGGCACAAACTGCATACCTTTGCGTTCCTGGAAGATGATGGGCTTCAAGCTACGGTTGGTATCCATGAGGTACCAGGCTTCGCCGGTGTAGCCACCGTCTACAATCACGTTGGAAAATGAGGTGTCAGAACCAGAGCCGTCAACTTCATCGTTTACCGGGTGGTCGGTATCAAAGTAATATTGGCCGTCGTAACAGGTGGTGGTAAAGCCTGCTTTTAATAGTGGGAATACCAGTTCATCAGGGAATACCGATGCGGCATAACCCAGTTCGTTCATCATTGGTGCATATACGCCAAGCGTATCGTCTTCAATGTCGTTACGATCTACAGCCACGGTAGACTCATAATCTTTGTTGGTAATTTCATACGAGTGCTCTTTAATCGATTTAAGCACACGGTCACCGATCCACTCACGAAATCCCGGCCATTGGCCTAACCAGCCATAGGTATTGGACTTAGTGGTTGATGGAACAACGGTGGCCACGGCGGCATACATTGGCTCGCCTTTTACCTTGCCGTCTTCGAAGTTTTTACGGAATCCGGTGCGGATTGCGTTGAGTGTTGCGGAATTAACAATTGCCATGTGGGCGTTCTCCTGGTTAATGAAGCGACTTAAGCTTTTTCTTGCTTAAGGGTTTCGGCGTAGTCTTCGTGGCTAATGCCCAGCTGGTCGGCAATCGATTTCTCATCAGCCGTGAGCGCTGCCACACCGGTTTTGTCTTCCGCGTCGGGCGTTTTGTCTTTGGTCTGCTTGCCATCAAATGCGGCGATGGTAGGGCGGCCATCAATCAGCGATTTCAATGCGGCCATGTTGGCGTTGCCCAGGTCTTTTAAATAGCTAAGCTCTGCCTGGCTAATAAACTTGCCGTCTTTTTGTGCCTGGTCGATAACCTGGTCAACGGTAAGTGCTTCGTGGTCAGCTTTCAGTGCGGCCAGCTCGGTAACAACCGCGTTATAGGTGTCAACTGGCACATGCTTTGAAATATCCACGCTACCGCCTGCTTCTACCTGAGCGGTAAGGGCGGCGATTCTGGTTTCGCTTTCGGCGGCACCTTCAATCTGGGCTTTCAGTGCTGCCAGCTTGGTTTTGATTTCCGGGGTGGTTAACTGGGCATGCAGTGCTGCCGCGTCGATGTCCTGGCTGGTATCAACATTGATACCAAGCAGGCCAAATAATAAGGCGAGTGCTTCATTCATGGGCTTAGGCTCCGTGGGGTTGGTTTGCGTACTCGGGGTGTTAGCTTTGAGGGCGGCGGCTTCTGCCATGCCTTTTATTGCTGGGTCGTTGGTCAGTGCTGCGCTGTGCAGGTCGACGACCTGGCCGGTGGTTTTGTCATACATCACCACGGGGCTGTAAAACTTGTACTCGTCGTTTTTAATGTGCTCGCGTGCTGCAGGGGTAAACTTGAGCTGGGCGAACAATCCCTGTCCGGGCCTCCATTCAAACGTTTCTCCCCATGCACTGGCCGGGGCTTTCTGGCCGTTCTCTTTGGCCAGTAAGGTTTGGTGGTCGTAATCGAATAACAGGCGCTGGCCGGATGCGGCACGGGCGTTTAAACGGGCGGCTAATACTGCGCCGCTTTCGTCATTAATCAGCCATTTGTTACCAGGGACTTCGAAGGGGCGGCCATCGTAGGCAGAAAAATCACTGCCCGGCAGTATTTGCTGCCAGGGCTGGTCTAAATTGATTTCGAACGAGCAGGCGGCAATGCCAAGCGGTTGCACGTTCTGATTGGACAGGGCGGCAAGGGATAGGGCAGCCGCGAGCGCTGGCACTACATGACAGCCTCCTGATTCCGAATTGTGTATTTCGTATGTGTGATTTTTCATAGCCCGGTCAGTATGCCGGGCTGAAGGGGTTAGTCTGGTTTAGTCTGGGTTTGGGTTATTTTGCTGGCATTGGAGATTGAGCCGCATTAATACGCAATTTTCGACGCGCTTTCTTTATGTCGGCAATTTCATTTCGCATTTCTAATTTCTTTTCTTCGGGGGTGTATTGGCATTTGATGTCTTTTTCCAACAACTTGATGGATTGATTGAGACAAGCGTCTTGCTGTAACAAATGCTCTGGTAAGCTATATTTCAAATAAAGTCTATTCCCGAACCAGGCAATGGCACCACCTACTAAAGGTGCTAAAGACATCATTGTTGTCATCGCATCTTGGCTCAACTCTAACAGCTGTATTACTAATTCAAGAAAGGCAATGATTGAGCCAGACGCAATAATTCCGTTATTTGTGCTATCCCTTTTCATTTTCTACCACGCGGTCTTCCAAGATTGCTTGCACCAACTCTTGGTTAGATGAGGCGGAAAACTGTTTTTTGACTGTCCCGTTCGGGCCTTTCAAAGTGACAGTAATTATTTTCTGTGGAAACATGTAAGTGAGAATGCCGTGCACAATTACACGGGTTGCACGGAAGCAAACGTATACGGTAATTGGTACACAAATCACCAATAGAATTAAGTTGATAATTAAAGTTGTCTGCATAATAGCACTAGCCAAAGGCCAATTTTATTCACCTAATTTTCTCACAACTTCAGTAATCTCATATCTAACTTTAGTTGAACCATCTATATTTTGGGTGTGGATTGTCTTTAATTTTACTGTGTACAAGTCGCCTTTGGCGAACGTGTCCTCGTTGGCTCTGACTCGCCGAAGAAAGCCCTCATCCTTTATTGTAACTGTTTTGGGTTTTTGAACGTGCTCAATTTGCCAGCCAGAAGATTTATCGAAATTCACGTTGATGAACCGAACATTTACAGTTTCTTCTGTCTCGGTTTCTTCAGCTCCGACCTTGTTGGGTATTTTTCTGTAAGACGTAAAATCACCCTCAGAAATTGAATGAATAACAGTCTCACCATCAAAGCTTTTAATATGCACTGTCGCATTCGTATCATCTTTAACTGGTGCAACAACCGCTTTATTCAATGAGTCACGGAAATCCTTGCTTAAAACCAGTTTCGCATAGTCGTTACTGACTGTGATTTCTTCTTCCTTACCGCGAAACTTCGTTTTTATCGTAGTCTGCTCACCTTCTTCTATGACGGTATCAATTTTACGGCCTTTCAAAAATTCTAAAATGCTAAAAATGGTAGTCGCAGTAATTGAGCCGCCCGCAGCGAATCCGATTATTTCTAAAACATTTTTAGTCTCTGATAGGTAAGAAAGAACTTCTATAGGTATACCAAATGAACCGTCACTTGGCACATTTACCTTAATATCAACCTTTGATTCTTCCCCGTTCAGGATCTTATCCGCTTGGGTAATGGCCTCGCATATACCTTGCAAGCCAATAATTAAATCAGCAGCATCAATTGTATGGTCATTTGTTTCTGTTGTGTCGTAGTAAAGACTGAACGAGCCGAGCTTGGAGGGCATTCCTATTTCCTTATAACTTCATTTATCCAAGTAAGTAACGCGATTATTACTTAATTAATATTGCTAAGACAAGCAAAGTCGATAAATGCTGAGCATCAAAAGCTCAAATCCCCTGTTTAAATTTCGCCAGAATCGTTTAAATACTTTCTAGGTGAGCAACCATGCCGCTTTTTGCTTTTGTGGCCTTAGAATGGCTTACAGCGCGTTTTTAATCAATAGCATCTAGTAGATGGTCTTGCAGTATCGCAATGATTTCGTCGGCATCATTCCAGGGGCCCGTGGTTAGCCCTATGAATGGCCGGGCGGGTATGCCGTCGTCTTCCCTGCCGAACTGGTGTGTTGGTGCGTATTCCTGGTTGCTGCCGAATGTGAGTGTTTTGCCAGCTATCTGATAGTTGAGCGTATCGCGCATAATGCCCGATTGCTGCAGTATTCTGTCGTCGCCACCTTTGCGGGCTAATGTTTCCGGTGCTAATGGTGCCCATAATTCGCCGTTGGGGGCAACTTCCAGTTTAAATCGTTCCTGGGTAGATTCGATCAGGTACTCGCCAATCTCAGCAAATGCCGGTTCCAGATTTTGGCCTGCGTGAATGAGCCTGCCCAGCATGCGGTTTACTTCGCCGCTGCCGTAGGCTCTAACCGTAATAAAGCTACCCGCCATTGCTGTCACTCCGTAGTACCAGGTTGCTTAGCAAATCGCCGAATTGCTCGCGTTCATAATTGGGCGCTTGCTTGGCTAATGTCTCAATTTGCTGGTACTTGTCCTCGTCAGATAGGCTCTGGCTCAATATTGCTTGTGCCTGGCTCAATTGTTCACTGGGGGCTTTGTGGCCCTGATTAATGCGTTTTAATATGTCGTTCATGGCAGCAGCTGCTCCATTAGTTTATCGAAGTACTCGGTAATGTCTGGGTAGTGGCTGGCCAGCATGTCGCGGTTTAATGCCCAGGCGGCAAAGTGCTCTGCGTGCCACTCCATTGAATCCTGCATACTGTACTGGGTAATAGCAGTATTGAGACCAGGCGAGGGTATACCCATTCGCATGGCCTGAAATTGCACTTGATGTCCCATTTCGTGCAGCCACGTAACTATAGCACCTCCATGATGCCCGCTGTCGGTATAGTTGCGCACAATATGAGACAACGACCATTGGCGCTTACCTTGCTGTCCTGCCAGTATAGCGGCTTCAACTGCGCCGGTTAAATCGGCCATGTTGCGCACTTTGTCCAGGTTAATGCCTGACTTGGCTTTCACTACTACGTGCGTCCAGCTGCGCGACGTATAGCCATTTACGCGTTTGGCCATGTGCCCTGGTACCGGCCAATACCGGTGGGCCATTTGCTCGGGCACGTCCAGATATTGCGCTATGGGTTGCATGAGCGGATACGTTTTACGTGATCCCCTCACCATATCGGTAGGCCGTAAAAACAGCGTTTTCATGTTGTAGCGGGTAATGAAGTCGGCTACCTGGTTTAGCTGTGGTTGGGTTTCAGCTAACTTGCCAAACACGCGGTTTAGCCCGTGAATATCAACGCTTTTGTTGGTTGAATAGGCGCTGGGTATTTTGCGCTCTACCAGGCGTTGCTTCAGGGGCGGTTTGCTGGCCTGTTGCTCTCGTAACGTATCTGCCTGGCTTTTAACGCCGGGTGAATAGTCGAAGCCCGGATCAATCCCCACCGGCACATGGTGCACTTCGCCGGTTTTCTTATCTACCCATTCGCGGGTCTCTATCACCGGCTCTTTGCTTACATTGTGGCCGCGTCTGCGCATACTGCGCTCGGTCTCACCAAACACCTTGCACTTGCAGCCCCAACCGTTCTGTGGGAACCAAACCTTCCAGAACGGTGAATCTTTAGGGAGTATGGTGCCGTCTTTGCTTTGGTGGTGTGGGCGTGGGTAGCGGCTATCGCCGTGGGCGTAGCGCCAAAAAGGGAAGTTCTGCAGCTGCTGGTACCGGCCAGCGTTATAGCTCTGGCGCATGTTGGTGTCGTAGATGATATTGGCACGCCATGCGGCGGTGCCGGTATGATCCCAACCATGCTTTTTAACCAGGTGTTTAAACTCCTTTTGAAACCAGCTTAAACTCTTACCTTCGGCAATGGCGCTATCAACAATTTTGCGCATATCAGCCAGCAAATCGGTTTTCACTGCTCCGGCAACCATAAACGCGTTGTTGTGTTGCGCCCGCCATACATCAGCCCAGCGTTCGCTGGGCATGTCTACTTTACTGCGGAAGAAATCAATGGCTTCGCTGAACTTCTGGGGGCCGTATTCGGCTGGCATTAGTATTTACCTTGTTGTGAAAGTTTTTTAAAACTCATCACTTAACCAAAACTTATAGATATGTGGCTAAACAACCAAAGCAAAGCCTCTATAACCACCCAGCCAACAATTGCTGAAAGCAGAAAAAACACTACAACTACAGTTTTCCAACTAAAATCTCCAAGCATTACTCACCCTTCAGCATTCTACTCAGTAAAAAACTCATGCCTAAACGGCCCAATTGAAAGCCAATAAGCGCTACTGAAAAAAAAGTTGAAATTAAACCGACAACAACAAAAACGGCGGCCCAATTCCCGATCGTCATTGGTGCATCTTGGATAGTGGTTAACTCGTAAATAACCAGGCCTACTGTGACTAAGTGATAAGCCCACTTAATAATTTCTTTGTCCTTTTTCATTTATCACCTTTTCGTTTAGGAACCCAAATTTTGTACAGGCCACATTCAGGACATCTAGTCTGGGTGTGGGACTTCATCATCTTTCTGGCCCAGCTATGCCAATTTAGATACCCAGTAGGGCAAGGCGTGTGGTTACTGCAATTCATTATTCTTTATCCAGCTCATAGAACAATTTACCTTTGCAGCGCGGGCAAACCAGATCATATACCGCCATGCCAGGATAGTTAGGATCGGGCTTTTTGAGTCTTTCATCGTGATAGTGCACGTTCCTGCAACGACTGCATTTAACTTTTTGCCTTTCTGCCAATTCAAGCATCTTGCTATCTCCCAAACTTATCGGCCCTGCTGGCCAGTAGATTTCTTATCAATAAAAACATCACCACGCCCAACAGCAGGGGGCTTAGCACAAAGGATACAAACAGCTTATAGGCGATGGTTGATACTTTGTGCTTCATGGCTATCGGCCCTCGTTTACGTCGTACCGGCCACTGAGTTCGGCAGCGGCCAGTGCTTGCGCTATCAGTGTTTGGTAGTCGTCGGTTGGTAAGGTGTCTTCCAGTTCCAGCAGCTGCTCTAAAAGCTGCTCCAGTGAATCCGCATTGGCTACCAGTTCTTCAATGGGCTGCATGAGTTTGGCGAACTCGGTACCGGCTTGTTGTTGTAATCGTTCGGTGAGTACGTCGGCACCGTCTGGCGCGGGCTGCGTACCTTTGAGCGCAGCCAGTGCCAGCTTAAGCGCAGCAGCTGGGCTTTGGGGTTGTGGTGGTTGTTGGGGTTGTAAGGTGCCCGGCTGCTCACCGGCAGGGAGTCCGGTGGGTGGCTTAGCAGCTCGGGCTAAAATGGGTTCGTTGCCTTCTGGCTCGGGAATACGCAATTTGTCGTGTGCCCAGGATACCGGGATACGCACACCAATCTCTGCCAACTTGGGCAGGCTTTCGGAATACAGTTTTATGTCTTCCGGCTCTTGTGTATCAAACTCAATTCGCGGTTTGCGGCGTGGGTCGCCCGTGTAGCTTTTGCTGTTCAGCATGTGCATGGGCAGAATTAAATCGCGGTTCAGCGTGTTTCTGAATTGGCGTAAATCGTGATCACGAATGTCCTGGCGCACTTCGTTGTGCACGTTGCCCAGTGCCTGGCTGCCGGTGCTGTCTACCTGTGACGTGAGTGTTTGGCCCAGGATCACTTTAGACTGGATACGCTCACACCAACTCATCATGGTCATGAAGGGGTCGCTGCCACCGCCCTTAGCAGCTTCGTGGAACTCGATTTCCATGCCCTTGGGGATTATGCCACCGGCGTTATGGCCAATACCTAACACGGCTTGCAGCAGGCGCTGCTTTTCATCTGGCGTGGCACCGGACGGGTATTTACCCAGTTTGATGGGAATGCCGTAGATTTCTAAAAACTCGGCTAAGTCACGCACCGAGTAGTTTTTGAAAATAAACGGCCAGGCTAACTGGCGAATGAGGCCTGCGCGGGCAGGGTAGCCGCTCTTGGCCGGGTGGCTATGCTGGATCCAGTTAAACGGTCGAAGCTTTTCACCTTTGCCCGTTTGGTCGCGTAGGGCTATACAGTTCTGATCATCCTGATGCAATTGAAACCAGGTGGCCGGGCGGTGCTCGAAATGTTGCGGGATACGAAAGTTGTTGTACAGGCCCCATTCAAACTCAATGTTAGAGAAGCCTTTTAGAATACCGTCGCCCATACCAAAAATAATGTCGTGCCAGTCTTCTACATCGCGCAGCATCTGCTCAATGTTGGCAGCGTCTTTCTTTTCCTGCTCGCTGGCATTGGCCGGTGGCTCTATGGTCCAGTCGATATCAGTAAGCGCCATCTTGCGTTTAAACAGCTCTGCCTGAATGTGGCCGTCTTTTTCTTCTATGTCTTCGGCCAGATAACACTGCTCCAACAGGTTGCCCTGCTCGGCGTTCTTCAGGATAACCGCCAGTGTGGCTGGGGTCAGGCCGCTTGACGGGTGTTCGGCAAACTCCCGTCGCAGCTGGGCTACGCGGGCTGAATCGTCGGTTTGGTGTTGCTGTAGTTCTTTTTCGCGTACCCGGTACCGGATACCGTTATATTCGTAGGTTTCCATTAAAAGCAGCCACTCTGGTTATAGGTTAAATCGTCGGCGTCGCGGGCGTTCTCGTTCCAGCGGTCGTTTTTATCGGGCAGGGGGGTGTAGTCAATCTCGCCGCCTTCCATCTTGCTTGCTGCTACCATCATGCAGCAGGCAATGGCGCTATCGCCGTGGCGCTCTTTTTTGTCGTCGGTTTTGGCGTCTGGTATGCGCGGCACGCCCCGGTTGTTAATTTGGATAGAGCGCAGGTCGTCCAGGATGTCGGCATCTTTGGGAATGATGATGTCGAAGTCTTCATAGTAAGACTTCATGATTGGCATGGTTTCCCGGTACCAGGTTTCGCTGATTTTTACCGCTTCCACCAGACCCGCACCGTATTTGTCTATCGCTTGCTCGGCCAAGTACTCACCGTTGCCTGTGGCGTCCAGCTGTGCGCCTACAAAGCGGGGCAGGCGGTCCAGTAGGTAAAACAGGATTTGCTCTTGTTGCTTGTAGGGAATGTTACGCAGCTCCAGTACCAGCGGTACCTGAATGCTTAGGTCTTGCTGTATAGCGCCAACCCACAAACAGGTTAAATCGCCTTTGCGGGCGAAATCCTCGCCCAGGCAGTGACGCAGATTAGGATCCAGTTTAAGCAGCTCTGGCAGTAGTACCTCTTTGCACCAGTCGCGAATATCGGCGGCGCGCAGGTCTGGCCGCATCTGATTCCACTCTGGGGTTTGCTTGTAGCGAATAACAATGGGCTGGCCGTTGTCGCCCGGCTTAACCATGGCTTTGTCGATAAGCGCACGGCTAAGGTAGGCACCACCGCCAGACTTGGGCACGCAATAGTATTCTTCGAGCGCGTCTTCCTGGCTGGCGGTATCGCTTAGCAGGTCTTGCTTCCATTGTTCTTCGGCTTCCTGGCTCCACGCTTTACCCAGGCGTTGACAAATGCGCTGGTAAAGCCCCTCATTACAGGCATCGTCCAGGGTAATGCGGTGCACACTGTAGCGCTTTTTACCGGCTCGGCTGTCGTCAATGAGCTGATTAAACAGGTTCTCGGTACCATTGTGAGTACTGATTAAACGTACCTTTGCACCCCACATGGTGAGTGCCAGCGCAGCCTTGAGTACTTCAGCAAGCAGCAAATGAAAGGCGGCTTCGTCAATGGTTACATTACCCTGCATACCCCGCAGGTTTGAGGGTTTGGAGCTGAGTGCCTGAATTTTAAAGCCACTGGCAAAATGAATAACGAACGTCAGGATCTCTTTGCCTTCCTGACCTTCATCAATGAACATTTCTTCCTGAATGTCGCCTGCGGCCTTGTTAAAGGCTTTGGCCCACATGGCGGCAGCATCAATAAACTCGCGGGCCATTTCCTTGTTGGAGCCAACATAGAAATGATTGGTACCTAATGCGGCTTTGCTCTTACTGGCAGTAAGTACTGCATCGGCAGCCTCTGCCCAGGTGATACCAGTTCGGCGTGACTTCTCGGCAATTTTGAGTGGGGATTCGTCGGCTATCCAACGTTTCTGGTACCCAAGCAGCAGCTCGTTCTCATCGAACGGGATAAACGTAGGCAAACCAAAGCGGGTTTCCAGTCTGTCGCATTGCTCAATGGCTTTTTGATACTGCGACTTACTAGGCTGTATTTCCGGTGGTGTGGTGGGCTGCTTAGGTGGTAACTTCATCAGGCAATACCCAGAATTTCACGTTTAATTTGTGCTGCGCCCTCAGTGGTAAGCCCCGCTGCTTTGGCAGCACTCTCGGCGCGTTCGGCGGCTTCTTCGGCCATGGCTTTACGGATTTCACGTTCACGCTTGGTGGACTCACTGGCGGCTTTCTCCAGCTTCTCAACGCCTACGGCCAACTCCTTAATAAACTTAGGCGGTACCACTTCGCCGGATTCCGAGAGTTTCAGCACTTGATCAAAGGCAAGGGTGCGCACCATTTCAATCAGTACCTTTGAGACTTCGCCGGTAGGCTTGTCGCCCAGCTGGTCGACCCATTGCTTAGAGACTTCGCGGGCTTCCTGTATACGGCTGCCCACTGTGGCCATGCGAGTGGCATAGCGGTTTAACCCACTGCGGGAGAGCTGCTCATCGTCGGGCAAGCCCGCATCACGAATAAGCCCGTTTACCCGCTCCAGCACTTCGGTTTGGGTAACCGACTTATCGCGCAGCAGCTCTATCAGCTCCGACTTAATGTCTTCCGGGAGCTGGTCGATTTTGCTGGGTTTGCCTCGGGTGCGTTTATCGGTCATGGGTTCTTCTTTTTGTCTTTTTCAAACTCGGCGAGAAGTTGCTTTCTCACACGCGGCACGACTGCTTGAAATTCATCCAGCAGCCGAAACCAGTGAGGGAATTCCTTGCGCATATACTCACGGTAGCTTTGGGCATGTTCCTGAAAGTCTTTGGCGATCACTTCATTACCAATTTCAGAAATGATAAATGCATGGACAAGCCGTTCTATGATTTGCTTTTCCATTTTTGTTGCTGTTCTGCGGTGCGCCATATTGACTACCTTGGTCCTGGGCGTTTAACGCCGGGTTGCGTGGCCAAGCCTTTTTCAACGTCCAGGCCGCGCTGGGTGATTTTGGCAATGGTGTAGCTTTCGTGGTTATCGAGCGTTACTAAGCCTTGCTCTTTTAACCAGAAAAGATGGGTACCAATTTTATCCATGGTCATGGTGTTGCCGTACTGGGCACACACTGACTGGATAATGCTGTTGTTGGCGGCGTAGTCATCCATTGCTGCCAGGCAATGCAAAATGCTTAGCCGTTCGTGTTCGTTCATAATCTGAGTGATGGCCATGCTACTTTTTCTCCCCGCGTAGTTCGTTTTCAACGAGCATGTTGTATTGGTTTAAAATCTGTTTAAACATGGGTTCAACGCTTTCTAAACGACCCTCCAGACGGGCCATAGATTCACGTAATGCCTGGCTGTCTTGTGCAGTGGGCAGGTATTTAATGTGCCCGTCCAGTTCGTTTACGATGTCTCTTAGCTTGTAATGCTCCAGCTGTTGCTTGGTGAGTTTGGCTTCGTTCATTTCGAACCGCTCGCGAACGGAAGTTTCGTTATTCTCAAACCGTTCACGAACGCTAATGGTGTGGGCTTCCAGATCTTTCTTAGTCGCAAAGTACTTGCTGAGCCAAAACAGCCCAGCAGCACCCAGTATCGCTATTAAAACGGTGTAAAACTTCCAGTTGTCGCTGATGTGTTGAATAACGTCATCCATGATTGCGGTTCCTTTTTTCGTGGTCGTGTTGACAATCTGAGCAGCGCTGAGCACTGCCAATAATGCGGCGGCGCTCGGTGATATCTAAATCGCAATCGACACACAGTGGTGTGCCATCAGGCGCTTTGTTACGCGGGGGAACAGGTGGCAAATCGAACGCTCGATTTTGCATTGCCAGCTCGTGAAAATACGCACTTCTGCGTTGCGCTTCGTCGGCAATATCCATTAGTTGCTGGCTCCTTGCTTACTGAACTTATCGAAGGTTCTGAAACCGAAATAGGCCAGAGTGGGTGAAGCGATAAGCATTGCCAGCTCCATACTGGCCCCTGTGCCATAACCAAATGCTTCGGCAACTTCAAACGCACAGACATACAGCATGGTGTAGTAGCTGTGGCGATTAGCGGTTTCTGGCCGCACGCCTTTAGGGTCGACGCTGCGAATGGTTTTTTGTTGTTCGGTATGCATTGCCAAGTCGTAATCTAGACGGTTCTTTTCGCGTTCAGCGGCAATTTGTTCCAGATTGACTTTTAGTTTTGTAACCTCTTCAGGTGGTAGGCTATCTACTACCGCCTGCAAACGGTTTACTTGCTCCTGCGAAGGTTTGCCTTGAATTGTATCTAGAACTGCTGAGATAGTTTCTGTGGTGCGCTCGATGTTTCCGCCTTGGCTTTTACCGAATAATCTAATCAGCGAAGGACCTGCTGTTAGCAATGTAGATATGAGAGGTGCCATTAAGGTTGCGCTCCTAATTGATGGCGTAACTGGGCTAGCTGATGTTTTGCAGCGGCATTACGCGTAGATGATGATTGGTTCAGGTACTCGTTAAGATCTTGTCGGGTAACACTGTTCCAGCCTTGACGCCAAAAACTATGTGCAGTGGCGTTATGACTACTTTCAGGCAAAATCGAAAGCTCGCCACTTTTCTGGCTTTGTGCTTCGGCTTTCAATCTGGCCAGTCTTCCAGACTCGAACCATTCGCGGTTACGGCGGCTTATTGTCATAGCGCACCCGCCAAGTCTTCTTCGGTTAAGCGATACAGGAAGGTGTTAGCATTGCGAAGGTAATGTTCTACCGTGCCCTTGCCAGCCTGGGAGTTGTAAAACTGCTTCCAGTACTCAGCTCTGCCACGTAACGTATTTGGGATGTCTTCCGGGCGAAGACGATAATGCAACCGACAAAATATAAAGCTCAGTTTGGGGTCGTTAATCAGGTCTACGTGCATTACGTTGGTAATGTCGTACCCAAATTCTTTTTTGATTAACTTAACAATATGGGGGCGGGTTCTGCGCTGAATATCGCGAAACCCAATGTAATCGATTTGGCAAAGGCCCATGCCTGCGCCACCAGGCGTAGGATCTTCGTACAGCCCCAGGCAGGTCTCAGCCGCTGCAGTTTCTAACAGCAGATTTATGCCACGGTTATGCGCACCGTTGCCCAGTACCGCGCAAACTTCGGTGGCTAACACAATGGCCTGAATCTTTGATTTCAGGCCGTAATAGTAGGTTGGATTTTCTTGGTTCATGCCGCCATCGTAGTGATAGCGGCGGGGGAATTGAGATTAGTCTGGGCTTGGGTATTGTTTAAAGATTACATTTACTAAAAATCTCATTTATTGCTTTTGTTGAACCATTCAGATTGAATCGGAAGTACACGTTCTCTTGACTATGCCAGTGTAACTCTAACAATGCTTCTTCACTTATTTTTATCTTTTCAACTACGGCTTCATCATTTCTAAATTGTAAGAATTTAGAACCCCATTCTTGTGTTAAATACAAGGTAGAAAGGTCATCGTCCCATTTAACCCTGCTAGAAATCAGATTGTAGCCATCTTTTGTTTCATCGTTAGTTAAGTTTGGAGCAGTAGTAAAAAAGACATATGCCCAATAGCTATCTCGCGAACACCCTACTGTTAGGGAAGCTTCTACGCCAGTGTACGGGAAAGACATCGGCTTAGTTGAATAAGTGGGTGGAGAGGTAGCGTAAAAACTGCGTTCTCCAGTCATTTCGTTAACTGAATCAAAAGTCCTCCATCTGGGCTTTTGTAATTTTACTGTTTCGCTTTTTTCTGACTCTTTGGTTTTTTCGGCCTTTACAATATTTGAACGGTCGATTTTCGTTAAAGGTGTTTCATCTGTAAAAAACGATGCTAAAAAAATAGAACCGATTAACAATAATACTAACCAAGTAACTCTGGACGTTCTTGGCGGCTGCTTGGCGCCACAGTTAGGACAGCTACTCGCACTAGTACTAACCTTGTGGTTACACTCTTTGCAATTTCGTAATGACATTTAATTTCACTCCCTGAAAGTGGCATAGGATTGATCGCAAATTCAATTACGTCAAATTTAAACACTTACCAAGTATAAATTGATTGCGAATGAAAGGTGTTTCGAGTTTAAAGGCCCGAGTAAACGGGCATTTAATTTATTTCCCGATTTGCTCAATGAGCTTTTCTTGTTGTGAAGCTATGTAGCCCATTAACAAGGCAAGTTGGTGTGTAGAACAATGTCCGTCTGGGGCGGCCCCCAATAGATCAGAAATTACTTTTTGACAGGTGGTTAGTATGTTCAGTTCATCCAATACTCGAATATCTTCCATTTGCGTTACTCCATGCAAATTTTCCTTGGGTTATTCGGCTATCAGCTATTTTTGTTTTTGTACTGTTGTACTCGCTAAAAACTGACGGATAATTAAAAACTAAACTGTTGTTATCCTCTGAATTTATTGGATTACACGGGCCAGCCTTATACTGGTAGCCGGGTGTCAACTAAAGCCTACAAAGCAGCTTCGGGCCTATTCCCCTTGCGGGTGTTTTATTAACGCCTCTCCACCCGGCCATTACGGACGGATCTGTGCTGTTAAGGGCACAGAAGGCCGCATGGCTATCGGGTGCGGATTACCGCTTTGTAGTTTTAGTGTCGCTACCTTAATGGCAGGCTTTTGGACTGTCAATAAATATGAAGTAAAGCAGCGGGTTATTGAAAAGGCGGGTTGTTGGCAGAATACCTACAACCCTTACAACTTTAACAACTCTGAATTAGCTGGTAGATAATGCGGGTATGGCGTTTAGTACTTTGCCAGTAAATTCCATCGTACTTATCTAGTCTGGCTCTGGCTGATTTATCGTCTTTGGCGAAACCGGCTTTGTTGAGCAAGTCAGTTTTGTTTAACTGGCTATCTTGTAGCAGTATGTTTTTAATCAGCGATACGAACTCTATATCCTGCTCGGTGGCCTGGGCTTCAATTAAGTCCACTTCAATAAGATCCAGGCTGTTTGGGTTAATGTCGAACGCCTTATCAACAATGGCTGCTCGTTCTTTTTTAACCTCCAGAATTACACCTACCGAATCGTTCGAGCCTAATTCACGCTTTTTTAGTCGGTACATGTTGTCTACCGAGTTTCTTATAGCGTTGCTGCCCTGGTAGTTTCGGCCGTCTTTGTTGCTATGCCCTAAGATCAGGATAGTGCCACCAGCCTCTCGTATGTCTTTTAGCATATTCATTACAGCTGCTATTTTGGCTTCGTTGTTTACATCGGCAAAATCCCGCAGGCTGTCGATCACAAAAAACATATTTTCGAACTGTTTCGCTGTGGCGTTTTCAGATAGCGTTTTCAGCAATTCATAAGAGGGTAGCGGGCTTTTACTACGCTGCACATAGTGAAGGTTTTGGTGACTGGCAATGAGCAGGTCGTGGACGTTCCGTTCTTTAAGTACGCTAAGTGGATTATCAAAATCCAGATAAAACACCTGAGTCATTCTAATCGCGCAGTATTTGGCTAACGCAAAGGCCAGCCAGCTTTTACCGTTGCCGCCATCGGCGTAAACCATTGTGATCATGCGCTTGGTTATAAAGCCTTCGATCACAAAGTCGATTTTCTCGTTAAAGTCGGCCTCTGACAGGCTCGCTTGGGTGAGTATGTGTAGCATCTTTGATTCTTACCTATTCGTTAAAAATTATTAGTTAACTTTGTGATTGTTTGAAATACAGGGTCAGCAGCCAATTTACGCATGGTTTCTCTCGCACTATACAACTCACGAAATTGATCAGCAGACATCACAACCGGACAAACCATTGACTCTGGGTAATCCTCTCCATCATCCATAAAAATGATGTATTCCTCATCGTTGTAATAGCGAAAGCGCTGCTTTCTTAATTCGTCAACCTCACGCTGAAGAATTTTCTCTTGTTTGTAGCTGGCCTCTTTTCTAACGCGCTCCTTGTCTAGTTCTTTCTTGAGCTTCACTATCAGAGAGCGACATTCAGAAGAATCAACCGGCATTTCTGAATGGCATTTTTTGCAGACAGTTTCACCGGTCATAAAAGTAAATGCCATACCAACATGGTCACAGTAATCGCAATGTTTTACAGGGTATTTATTCTTACTTTCCACTGTTCAACCCTCATCAATCATTTCAGCGGATGTCACAACAAGTTGCACCTGGCATTCTTTGCCGTTTACCAGCAGCGTGCCCAGCCAAGCTTTTGATGTGTCAATGGGGTGGCTGGCTAGGTCTTCTGCTAGCCAGTTCACTTGCGAAGTAAAGTTTTGGGATTCATGAGCGATGTCAAGCAAGGGTAATCCCTCAGCGTCATAATCCGGGTGTATAAAATCAAGCATGGTTGGCCTCGTTAGTCTTCTAGAAATTCATGCAGGCAGCTTGTGGCTGCGAGTTTGCGAAATTTACGTAGAGCTTTATGTTCAAGTTGATAGATAAAGCTTCTGGTACAACCGCACACCTCAGCGATTTCTTGCTGGGTTAGTGTTTGGCCGTATTCCGCGTACTGACAGAGTGCAGCTAATCCAATGTCAATATCAGGGTTAGGTGGCTGAGGACCTTTCATTAGATTTCCTTCAATTGTGGCTAAATTAGCGTTGGTTGGATCTTGCTGCGATATTCCCGATGTTTGGTGCGCAAGATTTTGTAAACCTGAATTTGGTTCAGGTTGGGGCAGTACTCTTTATGAATTCGTTCTACAGGCCAGCTGTGGTTGTGCCACAAGCGAAACATGTGGATGTCGCGTAATTCTTGCTTTAACTTGTCGCCGCGTGGCAGGTACCGGCATTCACCGCCCTGGTAGTGAGCAATTTCAGCAATTAGCGCACAGCTTACCTGGTACGATTTATCAGCTGCTATCCCGGCTTCTTTTAGTCTGCGTTCGCATAGCAGCACCAGTGCCCACAAGTGCTCCTTGTAGCGGGCCATGGCTAACTCACGATCACTTGTTAGCTCTGGCAGGTGTTCAAGCAGCTGCTCAAAATCGTCGTCAAAGTTGAATTGGTTTTGGTCGTTCACAACTGTTGCCCCTCATATGCCGCCGCAACATAGGCATAGGGCGCTGTAGAGGTGTGCCAGCTTTTTCTGTGGCCATAAAGCTCAGTCAAACCCTGCTCAATGAGTTTTTCGGCCATGAGGCGACGGTGCCAGCGTTTAAGGGATTCCAGCACCGTAAATGCCATGGTCTCGTTGAGCCATGCAACGCTGTCTACGCCAATTCCGTTAATCTTGCTGGTCATGCGTTTTACATAGGCATCGAGAGCAGCTTCTGAGCCATCGCGCACAAAACCCTGTTTGTGCATGGTGATCCAAATAGCGCGTATTTTATCGAGTCCGGTACCTGAAGATGGCGGCGACATGCGGCGCTTGCTGGATTTTTTAACTTTAAACCCTTTGGTTTTCATTTCTGCCAGCACCGACTCCAGCTGCGAATCTGACATGCTTAGGCAGCTCATTTTTCCTGTTATTCTGTGGAGTAGGGCGCGGTAGCTATCCTCTGGCATAGCCAACTGGCTTTTGGCTACATGGATTTTGGTAATTAAATTGTTTCTTTCTGACATGTGTTTTGCTCCACTACAGAAAATTGAGACATGGCCTGTGAAAATGAGTCGGCAACACCGTTTTGAAGGCATTTGTCGCAATGCACACAAAAGCGGCCCGAAATGGTGTTGTAATGACAATTAGGACGTGGCGCGTTGCAATTGGGACAAACAGCTTGCTCCATTGCTTCAGCATCAATGCCCAGGTCTTTTAATCGCTGAAGAAGTATCTGTTTCACATTGACCTCGCTACTGGTTAGCACCTTGCAGAAATGCCTGAATAAGAATTGCTGCCGCCGCCCATGCAAAGAACAGAGCTAAAAGTGGAGAGCCTGAAGTCAGCGCAAAAACACAGGCGCTCAGGCAGAGTAAAAGTAGTGATAGTCGCTTCATTTCGGGTCTCCTTGGTTTCCTTAAGCCAAGCCCTGTTATTTCAAGGCTTGGGTTAAGGCCCTTTGCAGGGCGCTTAATTTGCTGGCTCTATTTCCAGCCATTTTTCGTTTGTGCTCTCGTCGTGATACACATTCATCACGTAATCTTCTTCGAGTCCGTCCAAGTCGCCTGGTAGTTCAGCAATAGCTGCCATCAGGTCTTGTTTGCTTCCAATAATGGTGCGATTAAGCAACTTCGGTTGTTTGCTCATTAGCTGTCTCCGGTTTTAGTTCAGTAGTGATATTGGCCATATCTAATGCCAGCTGGTGATAGGTGCCTTTTTCGTCGCGCCAGTACACGCGGTAGTATTCGGCGCTGCTGTCTACCTCAACGGCGTCTGCTAGGGCTTTCATGGCTTGTTGCCACTGTGGGTCGTCGATATTGTGTTTGCGCAGGCTCAGTACTTTTGCGGCGCTAAAACGGCCGTGCTTGTCTGTTTTGAAAGCGCCTTGCACAATGGCCTGAAGGTTTTTGTTGCTGCCTTTACTCCAGCGTTTAATGCAGTCGTCGATTAGTGCCTTTGCTGCTACCAGGTTCTGGTTAAAACAAATACGGTCCTGGCGGCTGCGTTCAATTTTTATGCGACGGTCGAAGGAGAACAGCGTTACGTTACCTTTGGTACCGCCCAGTTTTTTGTCGTATTCAGAAAGTGCATGCTTTACGAACTCAGCTACGCTATTGCGAAGTGCATGCGCAAACGCCTGCAGTTCGTCGTGAACCAGTACCGCGTTGGTGAAAAGATCCCGCGCCAGCTGATCACGTTCAATTTCAATGGGTTTAATACGGTCTTTGCGGATCAGGTTGCCGTCGCCGTCTTCCATAAACCCAGTTGGGGCATTGACTTTGGTTAACCCATATAGCTCGTTAATGTTTTTCATGCGCTTAGCTCCATTTTGGTTAGTTGTTCTGAATTGAGTTGCCAGGTAACAGTGCAACCATGCAGGCGCGTCGCCATTAGGTGGTAGCGCCCCTGGTGCGTGTTATTTATCGAAATGAGTGTGCCTTTCACCTTTGGGCTTAGCGGCGGCAAAATCTCGATTTCGGTCGACCGTTCTTTAATAGCCAAACTCACAATGGCGCAGCCGTGTTTAATAAGGTGCTCCATTGCTTTGCTGGCCTTGTCGATGCGTGCTTTAAATGCAATGTTGTACTTGTTCATTGCTTGCTCCGGTGTGGGCAGGTTTGGCAGGCTCTGTAGAGCCTGACTCGCTGCGGGTTACTGTGACTAAATGGTTTGCCTTGCTCGTTTAAACACCGTTTAACTGGTATTTCACCGAGTACCGGGCAGGTAACCGATAGGTTGGCGTAAGCAGCCAACACCTTTTGTTCGATGTTGGCCAAGCTGCCTGGGTACTTGTTGTTTAGCACCTGTGACAACGTGGTTTTGCTCATGCCTGTGTCGACTTCTACCTGACGTCGGCCCAGCTCCGTTACTTTGCTATTTAGCAATTCATACCAATCCATAATTCCTCACTCAGCGGTCTCAGGTCGTTCTATCAACCGCTTTAAGTTCTGGTCGTATAGGCCTTCCTTGCGGGCAACTGGATACTTGTGCCCAGTGTTGTTAAATAAACGGTAGCGGTTGTGCCATCCTCTGCGTTTGGCCATAGGCGCTCGCTTGTTGAATGAGCCAACTTTCACTACATATTCATAACGACACAGGTCAGTGAGGTAGCGCTCCACACTGCTCTTGCTGCATTCTGCTAGCCCCATCACTTCAGGTATGGTGAACACTTCCAGAAACCTCATGGCTTGCCATATCCGTTGACGGATAGAGTTAGGCTGAGGGCTGGTCGGGTTCTTGCCTGGCAGATGCGGTTTAGCGCGCGCAACTTTGGCGTATACGACCGGTTTTGCCTTACTGTTAATTGTTTCCACAGCACCAAGGGTTTTTAGGTGGTCTATGACCATTTGCGCTTGGTGCAACGAGACATCCATTTCTTTTGCTAGCTCATGACTATGAAAGTCCGGCTGCTTTTTGATCCACTCCCAGCTACGCTGGCTGAGGGTTTCTCGCATCCTTATAGCTCCGCTACGGGGAAGAATTCGCGCTCGGCCCATTGGCTGGCATCAATGGTTTTTAAACCATTTGATTTTGCGAATTTTTCAATACTGGCAAGCCCGGTAGTAATGCGCCTGAAGTTGCCACGAGAGGTGTCTAAAAGGTCTTTAAGCAGATCTGGTTCAATCGTGGTGTGTTCCACCAGCTCCGTAGCCATAATGGCAATGTCTTCTTGATCAGCCTTTTGAAACTGAACGTGTTGACTAATGCGCCCGAATAGCTGTGGCAGGCGTTTGATTTTCTTTGGCAGGTGCTCGTAGCCAATTAATACAATGGGCACACAAGCAAGGTCGTAAATGTCTCGAATGGTTTCCAGTACTTCGGTTTTGTCGGCCAGGTAGTCCGCTTCGTCGATGAATAATGGTTTGCCGGTTAGCGCCAACTCTTTAACGATAAAGTTGATCATGTCAGCTTTTCGTTGGCGTTTATCTAAACCCAAGTCCTGGGCTAAACGCTCAAGTAAGGTGCCCATGGTGTCGCTTTTTAGGCAGCGAACCAGGATGCCATCTGCATTTACAAACAGGTACGCGCCTGCGGTGGTTTTGCCCAGTCCAGCCTGACCAGAAAACAGCGCCATTGCTGGCGAACCTTCCTGTGCAGCCTGTTCAACTGTTTGGTATGCATCAAATGCAGCCATCACGTTTTTTGTTTTAGCGGTAGTTGCTCTCATGATTTACTTTCCTTTGGTTTGCGTCTGGGGTTGGTTAAACACCTTGTCTAACATCTGTGCCGCACGGCGGTTTTCTCGGCGATACTGATGTAGCCAGGCTTTCTCTGTTGGGCCCAACAGGCCATCTAATTTCAACTGGGTGTAGTGCCGCGCTTTTTCGTGCTCGTTTTTGTAGGTTGGGCCGCTGCCATTGCGGATCGCCTCTATGGCGTTGAGTTCGTCACGGCGACGGGCCAATTCGTCTTTCTGCTCTGGGGTATAGCCCTCAGATTTCGATGTGTTTTGCGCAATAGAATTCGTAGTTGCCGAAGTGAATTGCTCGCTGGCTTTAGGGAATGAAGTTAAGCCTTGGTTTTGTGATTCCCGATAGGCCAGGAACTTCATTGCCACGTCACTTACATCATGCTCTTTGGTAGCACGCTTAATGGCATCGCGTTCTTCACGTAGTCTTGCACGCTGGATCCTCTTAGCTTCCTGTGCGTGCTGCATAGTAATTTCATTCCCAGCCAGCTCAGGGTTGAATGCCTCGCATATAAACTCACGCTTAACAGGGTTAAATACGTAGATTTTGCCAATATCATCCGGGTTGTAGCGGCAATGCACCCGGTCACCAACGTATGCGCCAAGCTCTGCATGGATGTAATCCACGCCACCTACGCTTATGCCTTCTTTGCCGACTGTTCTATAGCCATTTTGGCTAGGTACCGGGGCAAGTAGCATGTCGAGTATGCGTTCGTTGTCCAGGCGTTTGATGGTCTGTCGGTGCTGGCTGAACTTCTCAAAAGGTGTGCAACCCAATTCACTGTGCCGGGTATGGTCGTAGTGGTTATCTAACCAGTTATTCATGAATGCTTCGAAGTCTTCAGAAGACATAGACACGTCCAGTGCAACTTTGTCTGCACCTTTTTCGCGACGCTCAACCAAGCGCTTAGCAAAACTTAAGCGGGCACTTAACTTTTCACGATCACTTACATTGTGGCCAATGTAGCCGGATAGCATTTCGGCAATACCATGGCTGAACGTTCTGAAAAAACGCTCGATAAATGGTTTTTCCCAACCGCTATATGGGTTAGTAATGTGGTTATGGATTTCTAATGCATCCCAAATTGCCAGGATATGAGCAGACAAGTAGTCAGCACCGTTATCAGTTCTGGCTACTTCAGGAATACCCCAGTCTAAAATTGCATTGCGGACTAAAAGGGCGATGCCCTCGGCGTTTGACGTTGGTTTTAAAACTACTTTTACACGGCGTGTAAACACATCTATTACGCCGATAATGGAATAGCGCCCATCAGTTAGCATTACATCTGCAGGGGTGCTATCGAATTCCCATAACTGGTTAATGCGCTCGACTACGGCACTTCTGCTTCCAAAAGCCACCATCAATTTGTTTTGCCAGCCGCTTGCGTCTACCAATGACATGAAAGTGGCGTGATTTTCTTGCTTCCACGTTTTCAACCACTTGCGGCAAGTCGGAGGGGAGGGGAGTTCATATTGGCCTTTGAATTCCATCTCAAGGAATTCAGCCAGTCGTTCGCCTTTTACATGCGGAAATTCGTGGATAAGCGCGATGCAAAAGCGCTGCATTTCCGGGCATCTGTCTATAATCCCTTTACCTTTTGAAGTACCGTATTTCGGTGTTAAACCGGCAATTCCTTTTTCTGCGTAAGCCTTTTCCCAACGAATTAACGTTCGAATACTTAAATGAGGCTTTACCTGGTAATGTGATTCTTCGATCTCCAATTCTCTCGAATTGTAAGATTCGACAAAGCTGCCCCAGCTTGCTGTTTTCCCTATACTCTCGTCGATGCTGGCCTGGGCCAGTTTCAAAATACACAGCGCAGTAGTGGCCCGCTTGTTACCTTCAAGGTTCAAGGGTTCTTTCAGCAATGCATCACGTTTAAGTTGAATCTCTTGTTCACTTTTACGCTTGGCTACATCCCGATGAAATTCGGCTGCATGGTTGGCGCGTTTTTCTACATCACCTATCTCTCCGTACTTTTCACGTAGAGACGATTTGATGTCGGCTGGCAACTTTTCTGTGAGGTAATGAGGGATCAAACCCCCACGGCCTTCAATTTTAATGAAGTCCCAGTTCTCTTTATTAGCACGCAATGTGACAGCACGTTTTGATAAGCCAACAGCTTCTGAGATTTCCCTGGCAGTGAAATATTCCATTATTTCTCTCTCACACTGGGGAGACACTTTTGTGTCTCTTGGGTTTTCGTGTATGCACACGTTTGTGTGTATGAGTTGTGTTTCTCTGCTACCATTTGGCTATGCAGAAAGCGTTTACGCTTTCCGTTTGAATGGTATCTGGATGGCCAAATCTTCATGGGATGTAGCCCGAGCTGCGCAGCAATAACCTGCTCGGCCTTTTTGTGTGGCTTGCGCATGGCTGTTTGACAAGCCCTTTGAGGGAGTCCATTTAGTAGAGCTAGCTCTGTGAGAGTTAGCTCCTGCTTCCTAATTGCTGCAATAATGTCAGCTGGATGCCAATCTGTATGAGACATTTTTGAGTCCTTTTATTGTGCAGTTGTGCTCATAATAGGACATAAAAATGTCTTTAGTAAACTGCACAAAGACATAAAAATGTCTTTTTGTTTTTATGTTTTTGATTTTAATAAGATTAAAGTTGGCTAACTTATGAACAAAGAAGAGTTCTGCTCCTGGATAAAAGAAATAAGAGAAGAAACTATAAGCAGGAAGGAAATGGCCAGTAGATATCCGTGGCACGAAAATACGCTTAAGTCATATGAAAAGGATAGACTGCCCGACGTCGATTATTTGTATGCATTATCTTTTGTAAGCAGTTTTCCATTTCAAGAGTTACTTCGTGAACGTCTCGTTACAGGTATTAATGAATTGAACTTTCCTGGTGATGAGAAAGAAAAACTACTCGAAAAAATTGACTCAACTTTAAAGGTAGGTTTAGCCAAAGAACTGTCGACAGAACTATTTAAGTATTCGATCAAGGCTTCCGGGCTATCCCCGCTGGAGGTTTCAGAAAAATATGATGTTGAAATTGATGGTTGTCCGGAATTAATTGTTGAGGATGACGCAATGGCTCCAACCATCCAGAAGGGGGCAAGATGTAAAGTAGATCTTACCGATACCAATTTGTCCCCAGGGGCAGTTTACGGATTTTGTAGTAGTGGTAAAACAGGGGCATCATTATCTGTATTGCGTAGAGTTCAGTCTTCAATATCCGGCCCGATAATCCTGGTAACTGACAACCCAAATTATCCACCTCAAGAATTTACGGACGAAATGAGTAAAGAAGTAAAAGTCCTTGGTCGTATAAAATCAGTTACAAACCCCCTTTAATTGGATCTCACTTCTGCAAAAAAAGTGGGATCTAAGGATCTCACTTAAAACTGGAAGTGAGAAATCGCCTAACGTGAATTCAATAACTACTTTAGACTGGTTTAATACGTCCTCAGGCCTTATTTAAACTAGCTTTAACCCCTTTTAATTTATTGCGATACAACCAGGGCGCTTTGACAAACTGAAGGATCAGGAAATCATACATTTTTGTTGTTAGTGCCAAACTGTCTTGTTTTGCAACTAACTGTCATTTGACATGCAAGCTGCTCCGTATGCCTTACAATTAAAGGCTTCCCAGATTTTCCCGCCAAATTTTAGAATTTCCCACTTTAGTGACAGACTATTGGATCATCTACAACCATGGCAATGCGTCTACAACTCTCCTTACACGAACTTTCTTACATTACTTTCAAAGTTTGCTTGCACATTACTAATTGTTTCCCTCTGATGAATCATCAGACGTAAATTTTGTTAACTATTTGAATGAACGATTTTTTTACTTTACAGACATGTCGCTTAGCCACTTTCATAGTGCCATACATTTGATTTTTGGCATGTCAAATAGCCTCATTACCAACATATCTTACCAGCCAAAAAATTGACGCAATTATGAACAGAACGTGTTGTCATTATGAACAATTCCTGTAACCTGTAGATTAATTAGTCATCAGATAATAATAAGTCATTGCCAATCAAATTCAGCACCCAAGTTTAGCGTTGTAAATGCGTCAAGAGCTTTGAGAAAGCATAAATATCGCTACTGGTAGTAAGGGAATACTTCAACTGTGAATATATTCAAAAAGTGTTTATGAATACGGTACTAGTTACAGGTGCCAACGGCTTTACTGGCAGGCATTTTATTGAGCAGGCAAAGCGACAGGGAATTCAATGTATTGCACTAGTGCGGAAGTCTGGTTTTGATTTATGTCCGTCGTACGTGTGCGACGTGCAAGATGAGCAGTCCCTCAAGAAAGTAATTTATGATATTGAGTTTGATGCCGTCGTCCACTTAGCCGCAGTGAGCTTTGTCGAACATTCACAAATAGCTGAAATGTACCAAAGTAATGTAATAGGTACCTTAAACTTACTCAGCGCGTTAACTGAAGCAAAATCAGACATAAAGTCTATATTGATACCTAGTACTGCTACCGTATACGGCAATCCGTTAGACATGCCTATCGACGAATCATGCCCAACTGCACCCGTTAACGATTACGGCATATCCAAAGAAGCGATGGAAAAAGCTGTTGGCCTGAGAATGAAGGACCTGCCTATTCAAATAGTCCGACCGTTCAATTACACCGGCAGAGGGCAGGCTTCACACTTTTTGGTACCAAAAATTGTCGAAGCGTTTAAGCAGAAGGCTCCTGAGTTGTCTCTTGGCAACCTGGACGTCGCTCGTGATTTTTCAGATGTCCGCGATGTGTGTTCAGCTTACCTGCGTTTACTTGAGAGTGGTGAAGCATCTTCTACGGTCAATATTTGTAGCGGTAATGCCTGCTCAATTTCAGACATTATTAATATGTTATCTCGAATATCCGGACACAGTTTGCAGGTAAATGTCAATCCCAGGTTTGTACGTAAAAATGAGATTAAGCAGCTATTTGGAAGTAATCAAAAGCTAATAAGCCAGGTTGGCAACGTGTTCAAGTACACAATGGAAGATACGTTGAGGTGGATGTATGAGGCGTAG